CTGTAATTTTGATGTGGTGGGGCATTAAGTCTGCCCTAACGAACATTTTATTCGTCCAGCCTGCGCTTTCTTTCATAAAACCATCACCAACCATGTCAAAGTCAGCATTAGGGTAAATTTCTTTGTAGCTTTGCGCTATCGCAACAACTTCGCCAACCTTATAAGGCAAGTGCTTTTGGGTTTCTTCCCAATTACCAAGCGGCACATTATCTCTTAGTACTCGCCTTGTCATTGTCTTTGTGCCTGCAAGCACATCCTGTGTCAGGCAAAATTTATCATTAAAAAGAATTTTCTTCATACTATTTACTTCTTATAATATTCACAATTTGTATGCGGACACTCCTTAAATCTTTCATTAAGGAATGAGAAACACTCTACCGTATCTATGCCGTCCGTGCAATGATAGATGGGCATAGAGCACCTTTTAGGGATTATCTTCTTCGTTTCTTGCATCCTTTTCTCAAATTTTGTAGTTTCCTTCCATCCATAGGACAGAATTTACCAACAGGAACAGTACCATATTTCACTCCAAAGCCGCAACACTGAATATTAATACGGATACTGTTAAGGGTTACGTTGTAACCGTATACACACTTTATACACCTACGCTTCATTGTTGTTTAATTTATATATTGTTATTATCTTCATGTTCTAAAATGGCTCATCCCTATCTTGCATAGGAGAAAAAGGAAAAGCCTGCTCTGTAGGTGTGCTTGGAGCTGCAGGAGGCGTTTCCTGTTCCTTTGCAGGAGCAGCTTCTTCGGTAAATGTTCTGCGAAAATCGATGTTATACAATTCCGTGAATTTATCGTAGTCAATGATTATTGCACTGGTAGATGTGCTTCTCGGCTTTCGTACCTTCACAACCGTTTCCTGGTCATCGTTCCTCGGAACTTCGATCGTCTCTTCCCAAGTGAAGCGACGAGATGGAACTGTGCCAATGTAAGAGGGGTGGCTTCGTAGATTCTGCTCCAGTGTGGAGAGTGTGCTTCCTTCTGTATTGTATCCTCCACGAGAGTCTTTACCTGTAACATTCTTCGGTTGCTCAATGAGCAACTCACGACCTTCAACAACCTGCTTGGTATCTATCATGTTGTTTACAGCTGTGAAGAACATAGCCAGCTTATCAGTGCTGCGAATAAGTGAGAGTTGGAATTTAATCTTTTCCTGTGCTATCTTGAAAAAAACGGCATAAGAAAAAGGAAGCTGCAGGTTGGAATATTGCTCGATGAGCTTCACAGTTCCCAAGAATAAGGACGCTGTCTTCATCAGGCGGTCCATTTCGCCTGAATTGATAACATCTTGTTTCAACTCATTGTACGCTTCCTGCTTTAATTGTCGGAAGTGGTCCATAAACATAGGTCGTAGTTCCAATATCTGCAGGAGAACATTTGACAATCCTACTTTGTTGGGGTCTTCTATGTTTTTGAGTTCCTCAAATATTCGCACCTCCTCTGGAGTTCTGTTGCGAGGTTTCGGAACTTCACATACGATGACACGGCTCATCAAAGCATTGTCGTCGCGCTGGGGAGTTTCCTGTCCACATATAATGACGGGGGCGAAAACTTTGTCGTTTTCGATTTCCCTTCCTGATGTACCTCTTCTCTTCTGCTTGCCATCGCCGTCGTAAACGATACCTTTCAAAGCTTGAAATTTCGTGTCGCTGATATCCTTGTTATTGTACTCATCGAGCACAACTGGCACGTCCTTAAACGTTCCCATGATAGTGGACATCGCTGCATCTGTACCCGTATTCAGGTTAAAAATCGGAATGTTGGGTGATATAAACAAAGAACGAATTGAGATTGCTATCTGTGTTTTACCCGATGACATCGGACCCATGAAAAACGGAGCTGTGAACAAACGGTCTATACAGTGTATGTTGCTTCGGAAGGCACACATAATGGCAAATATGATAGCCCATTTTCCATTATCGTTGATTTTATACACCTGATCCATTAAAGAAGCCCATTTCTCAAATGATACCCTTTTGTCTGCAGGCACTTCTTTGTAGACCAGTTGGCTGATGAGCTCGTACTTATCTGATTGCTTACCGCTTCCTGCGTAGATGGTAGAGAAAGCAGGGAGGTAGTAGTTGTTCTTGTTATGGGTAACCACACCCAGTTCATTAACGGGGTCGAATACCCACTGACCATCGACATTGTGAAAGATACCATTGGCAAAAGCAAAGAACTGTTCATCTGTCTTTCGACTCATACCTTCGCTCTGCTGATTACCGTAGGTCTTCACCTCGGAACACATCACGAAGTGACGACTCATATATGTTTTAATTGCCTTCCATTGCCACTCTTCACCATTGAAGTTCACAGCTTCGTAGTTGATTAATACCTCCTCGATTGAAGACATCTTCAGCATAGCTTTAGAAGGTATTTCTATATATATAGGTGTCTCGTAATATCTACGATTGATACGCAGTACACGCTTATTCTGTTCGAAATCATCAGAGAAGATATGGAGCAATGGAGTCATGAAGAAGTCCGCAACTTGTGTCATGCCGTTACCATTCTTGTTGCGGAACATGTAGCATACAGGTTCACTCTTTTTATTAAGGCGAGGGTAATAGTTACATTCTCGCCACATCTTGCGGTACTCCTCATTCTCTTTAACGTAATCGGGAGGCTCGTTCACATCGAACTCTTCATCTGCAAGGTTGTCGTTTAGTTGATTTACTTTTAGCGTAGATTTACGTTTCTGGACGAAAGGCTTTCGGATTTCGTCGAAATCACCCTTACTGAGCTGCAGGGCAGAACAGTAGTCTTTGCGCTTTATAGTAACAATACTCTCTTCCACATAAGAAGTGAGCTCGATGCATCTTTTTATAAGTGGGGCTTTATCGCCCAAATATTCTCTTAGGAAAGGTGCATGCAGCGCAATATAATAATCTACAAATGAGCCTGTAGCATCATTATGAGTGATTTGTATGTTGATGCCGGAGCGAAACATCTCTGCCAACGTGTGTAGGTAATCACTCTCCTCACCATCTGCATTGATACTGCAACCTGTCTCCGAAGTAATAAAGTAACAATACACACGGCGGAGCTCTTGAACGTCATTGTTAAGTGGACGACCTGCCACATATACGATAGGTTCTTCTCCATATTGGTCGAGGAAGTCCTGCATCACCGATGTCAGAATAGCAGGGCTGTCTTTCTTTATGTTTTCTTTCAATGAATCTATACCGAAAAGTCCTGCTTGCATTTTTGATTTAGGCAGTGTTTCTTTTATCTTCAGGCGGAGATTCCGTACACTTTCCTCGATGATGTTGAATTTAGTTTTGAACTCCTTGGTAACAGATTTCATATACTCAAGACGAAGAGCTGCATCCTGAACATAAGCAATGAGTGAACATATTGTATTCAACCCGTCGCTGATGATTGTTTCGTCCTTGCAGCCGTGCGGTATTATCATCTTCTTAAAGGCTGTTGGAAACGATTCCGTCAACCCATGCAGCTTTACTTTGGTACCGGCACCATTCTCTTTCGCAAATTCGTCGGGGTCTGTTCCTTTCGGAAGACGGATACACTTCACCTTTGCTCCGGCTTTCAATAGAAGTTCGCAGTTCTTCAGCGATGCTTTCACTCCTGCTGCATCTGCATCATAGACCATTACGATGTAATCTGTAAAGCGTAGCAGCAGTTTTACCTGCTCATCGGTGAATGCGGTACCACTGCCACCGATAACATTTTCTACACCTACCTTGTGCAGGGACATCACATCGAATTGTCCCTCTACAAGGTAAACAAAACCTTGCTTGCCGATAGATTGCCGGGCTTGATATAGTCCGAAGATATGCTTGCCTTTTGTAAATAAAGGTGTTTCACCGGTGTTTACATATTTCCCGACACCATCTTTAGGTGTGATGATCCTCCCCGAAAATCCTATGACATGCCCCTGCATGTCATAGAATGGGAACATCAACCTATCTCTGAACCTGTCATAGGTGCGCCCTTCATTATTGCCCACTACATCTACATCTTGCAACATCTGCAGGGAATAGCCGGCTTTGGTGAGTTCTGACATCGCCACATTCCCCATAGGCGCATATCCGACACCAAAATCGGTTAAAGACTTGTCAGAAATATGGTATCCGCGTGTAGCAAGGAAACTCTCCGCCTGTTGCAAATTATTCTGAAAGAATTTTGCTGCAGCTTCTATTGCAATTCGCTGTGCTGCCTTCTGCTTGTAGCGCATTTCTTCTTCCGGATTCATTTCCTTTTCGGGGAACTCTAATCCGGCTTGAGTAGCACACCAACGAAGAGCTGACATAAAATCCATATTCAGGTGGTGCTGAATAAAGGCTATGACATCTCCGCTCGCTCCACAAACAAAACAATGATAGGTCTGCCTTGACGGGCTAACCATCATAGAGGGAGTATGGTCGTCATGAAATGGGCATACACCTTTATAGTTCACACCTGCTTTATGTAAATGTGTAAAAGATTCAATAACATCTACTATATTTAGCGCAGATTTTACTTTATCTATGAAATTCTTATCTATCATTTTTTCAAATCTTCTTCTGTAAACAACTCCAGCTGTCGGCTTTCGATACTTTCCATTATGGATATACCCAAATATTCTGCTACGGATGCATATTCCTTACCTGTAATAGGCTTACGTCCGAAATAAAGGTCCCAGTATCGACGTTGTCCAATACCTGTCTCGTTGTAAAAGAGTCTTGTAGGGGCAAAGTCTTCGGGATGGCGAAATTTTATCTTAAGCAGTGCTATCAATAAATTTCGCTTTACCAACTGACCTGTTGTCATTTTACGACGTAATACGTAAAGTCTGACAGACATCGGACTACGCCCCAAGCATTCTCCCATATCTTCAAACGACATTTTTCCAAGGTTTAGCCTTACAAATTCATCGTCTTCGGAGTTCCATCTTCTGTTGCCCTTCTTTCCCATACCGTGTGATGCTATTGAATTGGTGGTCAAAACTTAATATCGCAACGTTGTCCGCAGGATGTATACGACCCAAGTTTAATTGAGCATATACCCTGAGAGACTCTCTTAGTAGGAATAATTCCCTCTCGGTTAAATCGTTTATGGAGTATTTACCCCAGCTGTCTTTATCAATGTACATGGCCTTTTAAAATTTGTTCTCATACCTTCAGTTGTAACTCTCCTTAATTCCTTGTGAAGTGTCGGTGTAAATGAGCGATATAATCTCTTCCTGAATTTCAGACAAACACTGAAACGTTTAATGCCGTTTTTCCGCTTAAAGGCTTTCCTTACTCTTCTTATACTGGTCATAGTTGCTTGATATTAAGGTCAAATTTCATCTCTCTCTTGAGAGGTATACCAATAACACTGTGGAACTTTCCATCTTCTTTTTGTGTAAGGAAAATGTCTTTCTCATATTCTTTTTTATAAGAATAAGCTCGACCATATTCGTCCCATACTATTTGTAGGTCGCCTTTATGACCGTTTACCTGCCTGACGTATGAATGTCTTAACTTCATCTCATCAATTACAATATCACTACCAAGAGCTTCTATTGCTTCTTCAAAATCTTTTACTTTCATAGTTGTTTTTTCTTAGATTGACATTTCTTGACATTGCTGTATTGTACATACTCATTTAATTTTACACAATACAGCCCATTAATACAATTCCGGTGGAACTGACAGTTCCTACACTCTTCACACATTGGGGAAGAGCTCTTTTTCGGATTTTTGCAAATAATCCGCAATGACCTTTCGTTTTAATGGGTCTGGCATAAAGTCGCCTCGTAACCATCTGTACACTGTCGAATTTGATACTCGACAAATTTTTGCCAAATCCATAATAGTTTTTTCTCTTTCATTTGGCAAAGAATTTACATAATCTTTAAATTCCATATTTGATGTTTTTTAAAAGTTTTATTGCTACTTCGAATATTTTTTTCTATTTTCGTAGCGCATAAATTATTTCGTAACGCAAAGGTGCAATATATTTTTGAAATATGCAAACATTTGAGTGATTATTTCACTCATATAATAAATTTAAATTTAAAAACAAGGCTTATGGAAAAAGAAACTATAAACGATCGAGTTCGCTATATTATTGAAAAAGAGGGACATACTATCAGTTCTTTTGCAAGAAAAATAGACATTGGCGATCAAACTATCAGAAGCATCGCCAAAGACAGGAATAAACCAAGTTATGAACTCATCGTGAAGATTATAGAGAGCTTCGAATGGGTTGACGCCAATTGGCTTGTTATGGGCGAAAAAAGTGAGATTGATACAGATAAGAAAAAACTCTACTCTGTAATTTCTACACAACAAAAGACTATAGATAATCAGCAAAAAACAATTGATAGGCTAACAGCAAAACTCGTACAAGAGTTGTCTGAAGTGCCTTCTAAAAAAGTGGCAAATGTCGGATAATAAAACTGTACCCAAAAGGATAATATATGAGTAAAAATACGGCGTTTTTTATCACGCAAAAATATAAATATATCACTCAAATGTTTGATTGTCAAATATTTCCATAAGGTGTCTAATCGGTAAAAAAACGGTGAAAAGAAGTATATTTAACAAAATACCCCTATTGATTATCAGAGAGTTACACTATTGTTTTTCCGTCTCCATAATCCAGTCATCCCGACAACACAAAAGGCAAGCGAAAACAACATCGCTTGCCTTTTATTTTTATCTAAACCAAACAAACAAACCGCAACAAACAGCCTCTTATTCAAACCAAACACATAGCCTCTAACCCACAACACACTGTTAGAGTAGCCACAAAATGCTCTTCCATTGCACAAATAAAAAAAACTTTGCAACAACAACATAGCCAACACAGTTGTGTACACTCAACACATTCGCCCAACCCTCACAGTCTCTTCTCTCCGCTCTCCCACCACGTTCACAATAGTTACACAACATTCTCACTATAGTTGCGTGTCGTTCCCACTATGGCTACACAATATTTTCACACGCACCAAATAGTTTTATTTACACATAAATAAAGTTTTACTTACACGTAA